TTCTTCTTCGTAGAATTTTGATGCGCTTTCGATGTAAAATCGGCGCAGATAGGTTGGCATGTTATACACTTCGGTAAAGTTAAATCCTCCTTTCCCGTGGAAGCACAGGGAGAAGACTTGTGAATGTATGGCGGGCTTATCTTCTGCCCGCAGGCCAAAAAAACTCAACATCTAATGGGATGTCCATCGTTGTATCTTCACCAGTAGAATCACTGGTAAAAGTAAACGACATATCCACATCAGGTGTGATTTCTATAAGATATTCCCTAAATGCAAGGGAATCACGAGATAGTAATTCATTCTCCACGAACTCATTAACTCGTTTTTGTGATGTGTCACCATCAACTGAAATAATTGCCTTTTTCAATCTTGTAGTAATTTCTGATGTGATGCCACTCTCTTTAGAAAATTTCTTGTATGCTTTTAATTCAGCATCAATTTCTTTTTCTTCTTTGTGTGTTAATAGACGAAACATAATTTTAATCTTGGAAGCCGGTAAATCAAATTCAAATTCATTTTTACCACCTTTGAATAACTTCTCATCAACAACTTTATCTTCAATCTGAGTTAAATCAAAAGTTTCTTCTTGTTTATCTCCTGTCGAAGGATCAGTAAGTTGAACTGTATAATCTTTACCATATCCAAGTATTCTTGTTGCAATCATAATTGCATTTTTATCACCTAACAATAAATCATTGAGTGATACACTTTCATCTATAATAACAGATTCCAACAATTTATCCAAAACAATTCCTTTCTGAATAAGATTACGAGAAGTTAGAATATCTTCCTCTTTAGCGGTCATATACTTTAACTCAATTGTTCCACCTGCCAGTGGTGAAGCCTTGGGATAAAGTAATCCCTTAGAAGGCAAATCAACTACCTCTGTTGGAAACTGGCGTTTTTCTTCTGCCATGTTTTTTCTCCTTGTATTTTTTTATTGAATAGTGTTTAGTAACCTATACAATATAACCAATTATAAAACTTTACTGGGTATCAACTAAGATACCCAGTTTAAAATATTACTTGCCGTGGAATTATGCTTTTCCAACAGCGTCACGAACTCCGTACAAACCAAATGCTGCGAGTAATGTCCAAACAACTTCAGGTACTGCTTCTACAACACCTGCTGCTTGAAGTACACCAACAACACCAGCAACTACTGATGTCCATACTGTCTTTGACTTCCACCATTGCTTATCTGCTATGACTGCCATAATTGACTCCTTTTATTATTTATTTTTATTAGAATTGTAATATTGCGTAATCGTATCTAAGTGTCAAGGTTACATCAACTGGGTCTGTTGCGTTTGCCCAATCTAAATCACCAAATGTTGCGTTGGTAATCCATGTACCTTTAAGTGTCCACTCTTCAACCTTATCACCTACTGGTCCTAATACATTAATGGTTACATCCTTCTTATAAAAGTCTGTATAACCATCTCGACCTGTTACTGATTCGTGAGATAAACGAACCCATTCCATAACTGCCTGTGCGGCAGATGGTACAACAGGATCATAAAGTGTAATTTCTAATTCTTCCCAAGAACCCTTACCTTTAACATATCGTTTTACGTTAATGTGGTCAAGTTCAATAGTTTCAAATGCAATTGTAGGTCTATTCGCCGTCTTAATAAGATAAGCGGGAATACCTTCAATATACATGATGTACCGGTTTTTAGTTTTCGGTTCAAACGGTGTGAACATTATTTCAGAAGGATCTAATAAGTCTGGCATCTTTAATCTCCAATATAAGTTTTTAATTCTTCAACTATAAATATCAAATTTCTAAAAAATCATCATATTCATTTTTCATAGTTTTTTAGAAGTTTTATTTCCATGTCATATATAAATATATCCAGCAACAAAAAACCCCTCAAAAAAGAGGGGTTTTTTATTTATTAATCTATGTGATTAAACTTACGCTGGGAAAGTTGCTCCCGTTGGAAGTACCACGAAGTCAAGTACAATAAACTCTGCGGTTCTTGTAGGTTGGATAAATATCTGACCAACAAGTTGATTTCTATCAATCACATCAGGTGTGTTATTGGAATCATCCATAACTACCTTAAATGCTGATAGACCACTATTAGATTGTACTGATTCTAAGAACGGATTCACAATGTTCAAGAAACGATTTCTTGTTGCTGCCGTGTTCTGTTCAAAGACTAAGTATCTACTTGACGAAGCGATAAACTTCTTCAGTTTAATTAACAATCTCCGTACATTAACCCTATCAAGTGCTGATGGACGACCTTGTAAGGTCTTTTGTCCCCAAACTACTACACCTTGACCTGGGAATGAAGCGATTGGATTAACTCGTGCTTCATAGAGTTCATCTCTTTCGTCATGAGTCAATCTTGTTTGTGCTTCAAGTACAGTTGTTAAACCACCACGATTTAAACCAGCTGGTGCGAACCATTCGTGTGCTACTTGGTCTGTAAATGCTATTACTCCAGGTAGTACAACTGATGGTGGGACCCAAACTGGTAATGCTGTATTCCTATCAACAATCTTTACCCAAGGATAATAGGTTGCTGCGTAGTTTGTATCAAGTGCGGCTACTGCTGCGGTAGCATCTGCTATGTTTCCACCGTGTTTACCACAATCAAATACATAGAATGCATCACCACGTTCTTCACACTTGGCTATTGCATGATTTGTAATCTTTGGATGTAAATCATGAATAATACCAGGTGTTATTAACATATTGATATCAAACTCATCAGGATTACTTACTGCGTTAATTGCTTTCTTGTAAGCTACTGCTCCAGTTGCGGTTGCACTTGAAATGTCAAACCCTTGTGTGTTTGCTGCTGAAATACTTGCTCCTGTCAATTTCGGATTTGCTGGGTTATCCCCATCGAATCCACCTTGAAATGGAACAATAAACTTCCGTTGTTTCAAGTGTGATGTAGTCAATGAAATAGACGTCGACGCCCCTGCATAATCAGTTCCTTCTGTTGTACCCAAAACTGATGCATCATCATGTCCATTCATATTTTCCAAACTCATACTTGTATTTGTTCCACCTGTAAATGCATTGGTAGGACATAAATACTGTTCTGCATCTGCATTTCCATAATCATGACCATAAAGTACATTACTATCAAACTCACCTTGTGCGTTTGATTGAGTTACTTTAAATGGCCATGCTGGCATATTAGCATCATTTAACGGTGCTTGAATTGACGCGTGTCCCATTGGAACTAATACCTTTGGAATTGAACCATCAGAAATAGCAGCGAAATCGGAAAGATAAATATATTTAGATCTATTATTCCAATCACCATTATAAGTGAGTTTTCCAGTAGCAGCAATACTTACATACCTATCTCCAATCCTACGAGCGAAGAAATTCGTACTCTTAGGATCAAAATTAAGTCCATCAAATTGTTCTACAATATTATCTGTTGTTAATCCATTATCATCCATACCAGTTTGTCTTACTTGAAGTGTAAATTGTCCATAATCACTACCTGCAATTGTTCCTGCTCTCTTTACATTCAAAATAGCAATTTTATATTTATTATTTACATTACTACCGTGTGAACGTGTATTAACCTTAAAAAGATTATACCTTGCATTATTAATCAACTGTGATTGAATATATGGAGTTGATGCATTTGCATAACTAACATCTGTAAAATCACCTATACCTCCATACGTAAGTGAACCAGTATGGTCTGCTGAAGTTCCTGTGCCCCATCCATATGAACTCTGATGATACTTAAAGTTCTTATACAAGTATACGGATACAGTTGAAGTTCCTGATTTCTGTACTAACGGATCCGAACTGATTACTTGATCAATATAATCTGCACTTGAAGTGTTAAATGATATTGTATAATTAGCTCCAGATGTACCAGAACCACTAACAGTTAATGTTTGTGAAGTATATGCAGATTCAGGTGAAGCGAGTGAGCAAGATATTAAATTAGCTGTTCCGTTTGAACCACCTCTCGATGGTGCCAATACTGCTACAGTTCTATTAATTGATGCCACTGAACTTGAAAGACCAAGTGCGACAAAATCTGGTGTGTATCCACCTGTATTAAGAACACGAACAATCGTAACTGTTCCTGCACTCTTTAAATATTGTTCTACCGCGTACGGCGTGTAATATCGAGAATCCGTAGATCCAAACATTTCTTCAAACTCTGAGAAATTACTAATTGCTGTTGGAACAAATGCGGGACCCTTAACTGTTGGTCCAACTATACATGCTCCAATGGCTGCAATTCCTGCAGGTAGAAATGATAAATCACGTTCACGAGTAAATACACCCGGACTTACGATTCTTTCTCCCATTGTTTTTCTCCTATTATATGTTAAAGAATTAGTCTAAATAACTAAATTATATTTGTGTAATTATTTCAACTATAAATATAAAGTAACTTTCTCAAACGATATGTTTGAGGGAGACTATTTTAAACAGTTTCTGATGCTTCTGTTACTTGGGTAGTTGTTGGTGCTGGTGTAAAAACTCCCGTTGTGGGATCTAAATTACCAGGACCATACTTTTCATTCAACGACTTAACAATTTCTTGTTCTTTATCTTGTAACGCACTATAATCACTTTCCATCTGAATTTCAGTTGCATCAAGTGAATCTAATTGTTGTTGAACTAAAAGTTTCTGTACCTTTAATTGTCCAAATTGAGCTGATTTTTCAGAATAACCATCTTGTAACTCACGTAGTGATTGTAATTCTTCATCACTAAATTTAGTTTCTGATGGGGTTGTCTTTTCTTGTACCTTTTTAGCTAAATTGGATTCTTCTTTGACAGCCATAACTTTTTCTCCTTATTATTGTTTATAACTAACTATACTATAAGTATCAAGTAAATTACTCTAATTCACTTTTTTCTTTAAATTTTCTACTTCTTGTTTTAATTCTTTTATGGATTCTACTAATAATGGAATTAATCGTTTGTAATCAACTCCTAAATAACCACTTTTTCTCTTTACTACTACTTCTGGTAAAACTTTTTCTACCTCTTGTGCTATAACTCCAACATCGTGTCCTCTTTCTCGTGCCCAACCAGGTGATTTTTCATTCCAATCAAACTCTACACCCCGAATGTCACCTATCTTATCCAATGAACCTTTAATAACTTGTATATTGTCTTTAAGTCTTATATCAGATGAATTATATGCTACAACATCACCATCTGCTAATACATCTTCACCAATATGTGCATCTTTAGCAATAACTAAATGACCAAACGAACCAGTTGAGGTTGATGAGCCGGAGATGTTGTTATCAAAAATTATATTCCCATCTGGTTTTAATAATATATCTTGATCTGCGTGTATTTCTAAATCTTCTGGGGTTTCGGTATTTGATGCTATATATGTATTTGTTGCATCTGAATCAAAACTTACTTTAGCTTGATTCACCATCATTAAACCAGTTGTTCCCATTTGGAAAATAAGTGTTCCACCAACAGAACAACCCATATTGTTTGTATTTACTCCATAAAATCCCGTATCAGGATCACCAGTAAATGATATGCCTGGAGCACCTACAGTTCCAGTGCCACCTAATACTCTACTTCCCCTAACATTCCCAAACGAACCAGTTGAGGTTGATGAGCCACTTATTATTCCGTTAGCACCACCTGTTAAATGTAATACTGGAACAGTAGAATGACCAGCATGTAATTTTAAAATTTCATCATTAAGAATTATTTTAGTTGTAGTATCACTATCTGAATATCTTTTTATTTTATCTGTATATAATCCAGAAGAATCTTCTACATATAAATTACCACTCGCAGTTATGTTATTAAGATGGGCTGAACTGCCCGATACTATGACTCGTTTCCAATTTGGCATTTAATTTATCTCCTAATCGCGGTTGGCTACTTCCTTTGAAGTCCACTTCCCATCATCTGCCAAAGAGATGGGCCAACATTAGTTATTATGTTTTACTATTAACTTATATTCTTCTCTCAATTTTTGAGTTACTTGTAATACTTTTGGAACATCTTCCATTTTATGTCCTGCGTCTGCTACTATTTTTAATAAAAATTCTAACTCAGGGATTGTCAATGGATGAACATATGCTTTACCCTCTACAATTTTAACTCCACCTTTAGCATTAATTGCCATTTTGTAACCTCTTATCCAATATTAAGCGTAAATCCAAATTTCACCGTCATCTGTGTCTATGTAAATTGTTCCGGCCCCATTAGATGCACCACCATATGTAGGAACTCCCTGACTATCTCCAGCTCCAGTTCCCCGTTCTATTACACCGACATATGAGTCTGGAACAATACCAGTTGCTGTTGGGGATAGACCGGTTTGAAATGACCATTGTTTGGTTCCAGAATCAAATCCTAATGCGTATCCTGCTTGGTCTGCCTGTTTCGTAACAATTATACCACCATCTTTATCTCCTGTTGAACCGCTTGCTAACTGAATGAATTGATCATTTACCGCTAAATTAGCAGTATTAATTGTAGTTACAGTTCCATTAACATCAAGATTACCACCAACTGTTAAATCTGACGATACTGTTGCTACTCCTGTAATATCTACTCCACCAGATCTTACACTCAATACTTCAGAATTATCTATAAAAGTATTTACTTCATTAGCAGTTCCAAATGTAACATATTCTTGACTTGCCTCTGAACCAACTATAAGTGAAGTATTATATATTGATGTAAAAACAGTTTGACCTGCATCTAATGATAATGCAGCTGTTCCACCTTCACTTGCCACAGCTCCACCAAGTCCAGTACCAACAGTTACATCCAATACATAATTTCCAGTTGTATCTGTACCGAGTGCTACTGAATTGGCCTGTATGGTTGCTGCTCCACCAGCTGCGATGTTTATATCACCACTAACATTTCCAAAGATTTCGTCTTCGAAATTACTAAATGTAATTTTCTTTTCTTCATTGGAAGCGTCTGCGTCTGCTACCACTAATAAATCAGCCTGATCTACTGCAGTTAATGTATTAGATAATTCATCAATTTGAAATCCCACACCAGTAAGATTCGAACCATCACCA